ACATCGAAAAACAAATTCCGTTAAGCGAAAATATATTCAGAACTTATAGTGAATCTTATTTTGAACTATTGGAAGAAGTTCGTTCTCTTTATTTTGAAAACAAGATTGAACTATGTGATGCAGATGCTGAATTGGTAGAGAGCGATCTGGGTAAGAGAGAAATCTTCGAAGATAGAGAAGTCTATTTGGACGCACCTATTGAAGTAGAAGAAGATTTATTGATGGAGTTAAAACACAGAGGTCGTACAGTTCGTCTAAATAGGCCAATTAGAACTCCGGGTGGACCTAAAAAGTATGCGGTTTATGTCAAATCTAAAAATGGCAATGTAAAAAAAGTAACATTTGGCGATCCTAATTTGAGAGTAAGAGGTCGTAGTAAAGCTCGACGTAAGAGTTTTGCTGCTAGACACAAGTGTAGTCAGAAGAAGGATCGTACAACCGCCGGATACTGGAGTTGTAGAAGTCATAGAATTCGTAGTTTAGGTAATAAAGGTAAAGGAAAGTATTGGTGATGAGTTTGCCTTTTGTAGAAAAGTCTCTGGGTAACAACCAATATATAAGAGAATTTACATCTGATGTAGACTCTCATGAATTGGAGTGGCATATAGATCGTGAGGATAGAACTGTCGAAGTTATAGAAAATATAGACTGGCAGTTTCAATTAGATAATAATTTACCACAATTACTCAAACAGACAATATTTATACCTAAAGAAACATATCATCGTGTAATAAAAGGCACGGGCAATTTAAAAGTAAAAATAACAAAACATTTATGAAACTTATCGACTTATTGACAGAAGTAAAAATGTACGAAGGGATGGGAATTCCCGCAGATGCTATAATTCCTATACAACAATTTGTATCCGCTGAATTGGAAGAGGCAGACATGTTGGGGGCAAATACAAGAATTTTGCCACCAGATGAATTACAAGCGTATCTGCAAAGAACGGCTGCGGGCGAAAAGGAAAAATTAGATAAGTATAAAATGCCATATGTACATCGCGGTAACATCGAAATTAAAGACGAAAATGATCGTACGTATGATCTAGATAAATTAAGGGCAGCAATTACTGCACGGCCTGAAAAAATATTAAAGCAAAACGAAAAAATTACTCACAGTGGTGGGGGTAGTACCGTGTACTTTAACATTGGCTTGCCTGCTTTAAAAGGATTGGCTGTAAATGAACGCACCGGAGATTTCGTGGTGGTAGACACATGTCCAGGCGCAGGTGCGTGTAAGGTTTATTGTTATGCTAAAAAAGGTGGATATGTTCAATGGAAAGCAAGTTCGTTGTCACAAACTAAGCAATTAAATTTCTTGTTGAATGATCCAGCGGGATATAAAGCTAAATTGGAGTCCGAATTAAGAGCGGCTGAAGCAAAATTTGCTAAAAAAGGTACGAAGGTTGTTGTTCGTTGGCACGATGCGGGAGATTTCTTCTCTCCAGATTATTTGGATTTGGCATATAGCGTTGCTAAAGATTTTCCTAACATTGATTTTTACGCCTATACAAAAATGGCAGCGGTTGCGCAAGGTAATAAACCAAGTAACTTTAAGATGAATTTTAGTGCTGGAGCTGATGCTAGTCAGGAAAAACAAGTAAATCTACAAACAACCAAACATTCAACTGTTGTTCCTAAACCAATGTTCGCCGATTTGGTTAATAGAGTTGAAGTAGACGATCCAGATAAGCCAGGCAAAAAGATCAAAAAGATGGAATTTAAGTCTCCAGAAGACCTTCTCAAATTAAAACAAAAATTAGCCTCAAAATATGGATTTCCAGTTGATACTGTAATTACCTACGATGAAATGATGAAGATTCCAGTTGGAACTGAACCAAAGTGGAATGTTATTGTTAAACCAGGCGACGGCGATGATAGTGCAAATAGAGCAGATGTAGTAGGAACTTGGTTATTAATACACTAAATTATCAAATATAAGTGTATATCTCGCCGGTGAGATATTTATAATTAATGAGTGCTAATTTAGACCAAGATCGAGTTCGATGGCCCGGAAGTGGCAGCGCTGTTGATATCAATAGTGTTCCATTCGGATATTATCTCAACGAAAACTGTTCGGCTGGCGAATCTACATTCGAAAATGATTGTAGCAGCAGCGCAATGTGGGCGGCAAAAAGGCTTGGGTACCCAATCGTAGACATAGAAATGATCGATGTTAATTTTTATGTCTGTTTCGAAGAATCGGTGTTGGAATATAACCGAGTTATTAACGAATTTAACATAGTTAATAACTTAATTAATGTTCAAGGTCTACCACAAGATCAATATAAAAATTTGACGGGATTGGGTGTTAAAGGTACAGGATTACCATTTGTTGTACAATTAAGTAAACAATATGGAGCTGAAGCGTTGGTGGGTGGTGAATATAATGTTAAAAGAAATTATATTAGTATAACAGGTAGTATAAACAATCACAATACAAACCAAGTATACGATCTAAACCAATTAATCGGTAAAGATATTGAACATTTGACGGGATCAAGAATTGAAGTCAAGAGAGTATTTCACAATCGACCACCTGCTATTGCTCGTATTTACGACCCATTTAGTATGACTGGTATGAGTTATAGCAATGTTCTTCAAGAAATGGGATTTAGTGCTTACAGTCCAGCTACTCAATTCTTAATGACTCCAATTTTCGAAGATTTGGAACGCGTGCAAGCGATTGAATTTAATGATATGGTGCGTAAATCATCATATAGTTTTGAAATTCTAGGAAATAATAAACTAAGGATATTTCCTATTCCAACAGACACATTCAGATTATGGATTGATTATATAGTCGAAAGTGAACGAGACATTACTAATTTCCAAAGTGGATCTCGTTATCAATACATAAGCGATCCAAGTGATGTTCCATACGAATTTTGTCAGTATTGCAAAATTAATCAAGCTGGAAAACAGTGGATTAAAAAATATTTCTTAGCACTTTGTAAAGAAACATTGGGTCGAATTCTTCAGAAATATAGCACCGTGCCAATTCCAGGAGGTGAAGTGACGCTGGATGGAGCAGAATTAAGATCCGAAGCCAAAGAAGAAAAAGACGCGCTCTTGGAAAAATTAAGAGACATGCTTGAAAAAACACTTCGCGTAAATCAATTGGAAAATAAAGGCAAGGAAGGTGAAGAAATGCAAAAAATGCTTTCGAAAGTACCATTACACATCTACATAGGATAATATATGGCAGCGCCAACCACAAATCAATATCCAAAACAAAATCCATCGTTTAAGGAATTCTGGACTCAAGGTAGAAAAGATGTAGGCATTTATAGCCCAAACTATTTGCCAGGCAGATATTTCAGCCGTCGTGATATGAATTTGTTAGGGTCTGTGAATGGTGAACTGGTTGGTGACATCATCGAATGCGTTGTACAAGTATTCAAAATCTCGTCATATGAAACCACCGTTAACATATATGGCGAAAGTAGCAGCGACAAAGGCAAAGTTTTCTATCCTGGTATTAATTTGAGTTGTGTGGTCGAACGAAGTGATATAAATACAGAAAATCAAGGATATGGTCCTGATCGCAAACAAGATATTGTTTACAGATTTAGAGAACGTGATTGCATTATAACTAATTACTTCCCAGAAATAGGTGATTTGGTGTTGTATAACGAAAGATATTATGAAATCGATAATGTTGTACAGGAACAGTTTCTTGGAGGACATCCAGATAAATCTTGGAGTTTGATTGTAAATACACATTACACCAGACTTAGCAAAATTAATTTGGTAGAAAGACAAACATAATTTATGTCGTGGGGTCCAAATAATGTCAATAATCCGAATAATTCTCCGAATCCAATTGAAAATAATAATAATCAATCGGATGTAAATAAGAATTATAATCGTGCGTATGCAACTCGACGAGACACAGATAAAGAAAAGAACTTTACAGTCACATTGTTGGATATTGATACCGCAATCATAAACCACTTGGAAAAAAACCTTAAGTTGCAAGTAAACGACAACGGAGAAACTATTCGTGTGCCTGTTATTTATGGAAATCCAGAAAGATGGGTTGCTGTAAAACGAGATGGTTATTTAAGAGACAATCAAGGAAAGATTTTATTACCAGCTATAATGATTC